TGATCAGATTAATTCAATGAACTTTGATAGTGTTGAGTTAAATCTATTAGGTGACTTTGTCGAAAGCATATCAGGATTAAACCATCCTAACACCTGGAAGTCATTGGGGCAGGATATGTACGGATACAATGTAATAGTTATCTGCTACAAGATGATCCGGGACAATCTAATATTGAACATAAATAATTTAACTGATGTAAACATACTACCCGGTAATCATGACAGATTTACAATTGACAAAAGAGTCGATAACGTTGGAGGCCTAGGCGGTTTGTTGGCTTTCATGATTCAAGAAAACATTAAGAACTTGAACGTATCTTACAATGATTTAGTATTAGTCAAAGAGATAGATGGAGTGAATTACATCATGACACATGGCGACAAGACGATGGCGAAGAAATCAATTAATTTAATTGCGGACTATGGAAGAAGAGATATGTATAATGTAATACTATCAGGTCATTTGCATAGCAGAAAAAAGGAAACTACTCAAAAGATAACTTATATAAGCACAGATAACATAAACGTAGATTCGTTGAATTACAGGCATTTAGTAGTTCCAAGTTTGTTCACAGGAAACTTCTATTCAGAAAGTTTAGGGTACACAAGTAGCGCAGGAGGTATTATTACTGAGAACAACGGTCATGGGAACGTAAACGTATTTGATTATAGTTTATAAATTATGGCATATATACCTGAGTTTGACAATAGCAAAAATAAAGAGTCTAAAAAAAAATCTTATAAAAAGAAAAAGTCTCCTTATAATAATGAGTGGTGGAGGAAGTATTCTTTTAAGTTTAGGACTAAGCACATTTATTGTCAATCCTGTTTGGAAAATGGAATTTTAGAGTTAAGTAAAGTTACTGATCACATTGTTCCAATTTCAAAAGGAGGTAGCTTTAGAGATGAAAAAAACCACATGGCACTTTGCGATAAATGTCATAATGTTAAGAGGCAAAAAGAATCAAATGGTATTATTTGTGAATATGTAGAAAATGTAAAAGGGGAGCTGATTCCAAAATAATAATAATTATGAGAAACTCAAATGAAGAAAAAATAAAAAGAGGTACATTTAAGCCAAGTAGGGCAAAATCTGTTCCCAAAAAGGGAACATTGCTTGTTAATGAAGTAGAGGCAGAAATTGAATTATCTTCGGAGGCTAAAATAGTATTTAAAGATGTGTCTGATATATTACAATCAAGGGATGCAATGGAATCTTATGACATACACATGGTTACTTTGTTGGCATTAGAATATGACGAAGTTTTTAAACTTAGAAACTCTGAAGCTACAGATTTTGGGAAGGTTTCCGCGGAGAGAAAGGTTAAGGATAAATGTATTGACAATATTATAAAGCTATCAAGGTCTTTAAATATAACTCCAATAGCAAGGTCAGGAATTAAGAAATCAAGGCCTGGTACATTGTCGTCTCAAAAATCTGATGACCCATTGAGTGATTTTATTTAACGACAAAAAACAACAAATGGAAGGGTTTTATCAATTTATAGAAGATGTTAAAAAGGATAAAAAAGAAAAATATCCACATAAAATAAAAAAAGCAGTAGAGAGGCATATTAGGGATTTAAAAAGAGATGACATATATTTTGATGAAAATGAGGCTAATAGACATATAAAATTTACTAAATTAATTCCATTAGTAGAATACGAATGGGCAGGGAAGTTGATAGAATTGATGCCTTGGCAAGAGTTTTTAATTGGAAGTATATACGGATGGAAGAGGAAATCAAATAATAAGAGAAAATACACAATGGCCTATCTTCAGATGCCGAAAAAAAATGGTAAAACGGCATTAGCTGCAATACTTTCTATCGGTAATGCAATTGTAGATAAGCAAGTAAATGCTCAAATATTTTTCGCTGGTTATTCTTCTGATACTGCCGATATATGCTTCACAGGTGCTAGTAGGATGCTAGGGGCTATGTCTAACTTATACCCAAATTCGATTGGTAAAATTTATAAAAAATGGGCGCATTCTATTGAGCTGATGAATTCAGGTACTTTTATGAAAAAAGTATCTTCTGATGCAAACAACCTAGAGGGGAAAGGAACTAAATTTACAATCGTAGATGAGGTGCATACTCATAAAAATAGTGATGTTATTGATAACTTGAGATCCGGTATGGCATTGCTTGACGATCCTCTAATGGTCTGTATAACTACTCCCGGGTTTAATAAAGAAAGCCCTGCTTACTCTATGTACCTTGAATCAGAAAAAGTTTTAGATGGAGTCATTGATAAGGATCAGTTTTTCTCAATGATATTTGAATTAGACAAAGATGATGACTGGAGAGACAAAAAAAATTGGGCAAAAGCTAATCCAAATTTAGGCATATCTCCAAAACTTTCATTTATAGAATCTCAATACGAAAATGCATTAATGGGAGGCAGGAAACAAGTTGATTTTCTTGTAAAACACATGGGATTATGGGTAGATTCTGAAGTCACTTGGATTTCAGACCATTTGTGGATGAAACATCAAATTGAAATGCCAAAACTAGAAGGGAGAAAGCTTTATTGCGCTTTGGACTTAGCTTCAGTATCTGATTTCACTTCTTCTTGTTTTGTGTGGGTAGATGATTCAGGCGAAAACAAAAAATACTATGTATATTGGAAATACTATATACCAGAGGCCTCTTTGCAAAGATATAAGGATGCTACTATTGTTTCTTCTATAATGGAATGGGAAAAACAAGGGTATATCACATTAACTCCCGGCAATGTTACAGACTATCATTATGTTAAAAAGGATATTTTGGACATTGCCGAAAAAAATAAAATAGTGGTGATGAATTACGATCCATATAATTCAAATTTATTAGTTTCAGATTTGATTGAGTCAAAAATCAATATGGTACAGTTTTCGCAGCAAGCAAAAACAATGTCTCCAGCTATCAAAGAGCTTGAAAAAGCAATAAATAATGGATCTATATATCATGGTAAAAATCCTGTATCTAGGTGGCAATTAGGAAATGTTAGGATTATAGAGGATCACAATGAAAATTTTAAATTTTCAAAATCAAAGTCTTCAGGAAAAATAGATGGAATAGTATCAATGGCTATGGCTATAGCAGGGGCAAATATTACCCAAGAAAAGAAATCTCCAACCGTTTTTATAGTTTAATTGAAAAATATATAAAAATAATTGTGTATAATATATATATTATATATATTTGCTATTATTAATTACATTTAAACTTAAATACATGGAAGAAATTATTAATCATCTAAATCGTCTTTCAATAAAAGGTGATTTGTTTTACTCTGATAAATCAGATAAAGTGTATCACTTAACATACAAAGATGTAAATTGGACTTTTTATGAGCATAAGGATAATTCTGTAACAATTTGCAACATCTTTGGATGTTTCTTTGTAACAAAAGAAACTAAGATTAATTTTAGTGATTCATACATAAGATTCACGAATAAAGATGGAAATGTTTTGTGGTTCTTTAGTCAAAATCAATACTAAATTTTATAAAAATGGAAATGATTCTATCATATACTGAAGATGACATTAAATTTTACAAAGTATTAATAAGAATTACTGACTATAGCTTAGAATATATAAAAGAAGATGGAATTGAAGGCTACTTAGATGAAGTTATAGATTTTGATATAATTAATCTTCCTTCATTTATTAATGTAGAGGCTGCTAAAGAATACATATTATATTGGCATATTGATGATATTTTTGAATATTACCATAGTCTACAATACGAAAAAAAAAGTGGTATGGATTTTTACCATTATAATTAATCTGGGGGCATACAGGATCAACCAAAAGTGGTAGATCTATTATGAAAATTTTTTAATCGGATAGGGTTTATTTGTAGTATGCTCCCTTTTTTTTTAAAACTATAAAACAACAAAAAATGAACTATTTTCAAAGGCCTGAAGTCAGGTCAAAATTTGTAAAAGTTATTATGGCTATTAATAACTGCCAAGAAGATGATGCAGAAAGAATATATGAGCTTGAGTCTTACTCATTTTTAAATTTAATTGATAGCAAGGGGCTGAGTAAATGCTCATCATTATCAGTTGGAAATGTATTTTTAGAAGTATTAATGAGTGGTTATTCTTTTAATCCAGACAAAAATCATGTTTACTTAATGAGCAGGAATTCAAAAAGAGATGAAGGATGGGAGAAAATTTTAACTTATACTCCTACACATACTGCTCTGCTTGAAAAAGCAAAAGATTACAAAGATTTAGAAAGAATTACTTCTCCTCAAGTAATTTATGAAGGGGAATCAGTTGAAATTGTCACTAATGATAATGGGAGTAAATACATCAATCACTCGGCTAACTTTGACAATACAGGTGCTAAAATTATAGGTGGGTACTGTTACAAAGTTTTTAAAAATGGAGATAGGGAGCTGGTTATGGTGACTTCTTCTGATATTGAATCATTGAAGAAATATAGTGCTATTGAAAATGGAAGGTGGGATAAAGCTAAAGCGAAAAAAGTTCCAGGGAATCCAAATGCACTATATACAAAAAATGATGGCCAGATTGATATTGGATTTTTAAAAACAAAAATTGTTAAACAAGCTCTTAAACATTAAAAATGGAGTCTCATCATAAAAAGCTACTGGTAATGCCAATTCGATTGCATAAAAAATTAAAAGAATTGGCAAGTAAAAAAGGAGTTACTTTGACTTATTATATTATAGAAGTCTTAAAGCAACATTTAAGAAATCAAAACAAATAACTATGTTAGTATCATTAAAATTAGTTGGTGAAAAAATAATAGACATTCACCAAAAAAACATCAAAAGATCTGAAAAAGCAGAAGAAATGGCTTCTCAATTAATTGACAGGGCCTCTATGTCAATTGATGACAATTTAGATGCAGAAATTAAGAATTTTATCCAACATTGTTCATTAGCTAAAAAGCAATTTATGGATCAAAGGATGCCTTTTACTAAGCAATTAGATGATGTAAAAAAAGAGTTTATTTTCATTGAGAAAAAGTTAGATGTGAATAATAAAAATTCATTAATTCATTCATTGCAAGAAATTAGAAACTCTTATGCTAAGAAAAAGTTAGAGCAGCAAAGGGAAGAGCAGAAAAGGAGACAAGAAGAGATTCGCAATAAAGAGGAGGAAGTACGAAAAAAAGAAGAAGAGTTACAGAAAAGCAAAAATGTAGATGAAGAAAAGAAAGATGAAATATACCATCAAAAATCAGAAATACTTCTTCAAAAAATAGAAAATTCAATTGATGATCAACCTATAGCAAAAACTAAATTAAAACTAAGAGTGAAAAATCATATTGGTTATTCTGAAATAATTGCATTTTGGTGTTCTAAATTTCTTGAGTCTTATGAAGAGAAATCTCTTCTCAATAAAAAGGTATCATCAATGATTATTGATATAAATAATTTAGCAAATAAATCTAATGTCTACATTGAGAGCAAAAATGTAGATTATGTTGAGGAGGTGAAATCGGTATGACAGACGAAGAATATTTCAAAAGGTCTGAAGTGAGTAATTCCACATTGACCTGGCTTAAAGACAAATTAAATGATAAACCTTTTGTTGATCCTACTGATGCATTTTTTTTTGGTAGCTTATTAGATGCAATGGTTACCGAACCACATAGGATTGATTTCAAAAATCAAACTTATGATGGCAATTATGTAGAACAACATTTTTGGAATGATGCTATAAATTGCCTAAATTCTCTTAAAAACGATCCATCTATTTCTGCAATTAAAGATGCCGAATTTCAAAAGGTTTTTATAAGAGAGATGGAATTTGATTACAGAGGTATTAAATTTACATTAGGTGTAAGATGTAAGTGGGATTTTTTTGGAACTATAAGTGGAGACCTTAAATCTACTGCCGCAACAAGTCAGAAATCATTTGAAGCTGCTTGTGAGTTTTTTAGTTATTGGAGATCAAGAGCCTGGTATATGGATATTTCTGGGACTGATTTAGACCTATTAGTAGGAGTTTCAAAAAAGAACTATAAAGTATTTAAAAAAGTTATCAGAAGAGGTGATGACTTTTACGAGAAAGGTAAAAAAGAATATACTGAACTTGCATTTAAGTTTTGGATATTACAACATTTTATTAATTAATAAATTTATAACAAATGAAAAATTATGTTTTTTTAATTGGGAATCTTGGTAAAGATGTAGAGGTGAGAACTTTTGATTCAGGCTCAAAAAAATCTTCTGTAAGTTTAGCTACTAACAAAAATTATAAAGATTCTTCTGGGGAATGGATTACCAAAACAGAGTGGCACAATATTGTAGCTTGGGGTGAATATGTTACTCAAACATTATCTAAATGCAAGAAAGGCCAATTGATTGCGGTAGAAGGCGAAATATCGACAAGAAGCTATGAAAATGAATCAGGAGAAACAAGATATATTACAGAAATAATTGCTCAAAAAGTAATTAGACTATCAAGGGAAAACGATCCTGAGAATGCTTCATCTGAAGTCAAGGAGGAGGTGAAAGAATTGCCTCCTCTTGGCTCAGTCCCGGGGGTTGATAATTTACCATTTTAATAACCATTTAGCCTCCCTATTGATTAGGGGGGCATTTTAATTAATTTATCATGATCTATATTATTTTAATTTTATCAATAATATTTAATGTTTACTTATATAAACAATACTTTGAATCTATTATTGCTCTTAACGATGCAGCATCTTTTTATCTAGAATTTAAAGAAACACAAGAAGAAAGGGATAAATTAATAGTACAAAAATATTCCGTTTATGGCTATAATTATGCCTTAATGGATTATTTAAGCCATACTTATAATTTTTATGAAGAGGATAAAATTATCAAAACATTAAAACAAATTGAGGTCACCCAGAATGCTATTTTAAATTACGATTACGAACTAAAAACAAAAAAAGATGAAACTAAGGGAGTATCAGATTAGAGCTGCCAATCAGTCAATAAGAAAATTATTTGTAAAAAATTTAAACAAAGTAATATTACAATTGCCTACAGGGGCAGGAAAGACTGTTGTTTTCTGCTCTATAATAAACCGGTATTTAAAAAGAGAAAATAAGACAAATAAAAAAGTCCTCATTTTAGTACATAGAAAAGAATTGATGAGCCAAGCCATTGTTTCTCTTAAAAAATATTATGACATTGATTCTTTTCGTTTTGACGGACAAAATAAGTTGATACAAAGCCCACCAGTATGCGTTGCAATGGTTGAAAGTTTTAATAATTCTATAAAAAGGAATCCATACATAGTATCGAAATTTGATTTAGTTATAATAGATGAAGTCCATATTGGAAATTTTACAAAAATTATAAAAGATATGGATGACAAAAAAATACTTGGTGTATCTGCTACTCCAATTGCTCGGAGCAAGTCTAATCCTTTAAAGAAATACTTTCAAGAAATAATTACAGGGATACAAATACCTGAATTGATTGGATTAGGGTTTCTTGCATCAAATAATACCTATGCTTTAAAGGGTGTGAATCGCGATGGTTTAAAAATGACAGGAGGCGAATTTAATAATAAATCAATGGGGAAGGAATACTCTAACTCAAAAAATGTAAATAATACTCTTTTTGCTTATAATAAATTTTGTAAAGGAGAAAAGACAATTGTATTTAATTGCAATGTTGAACATTCACTAATGGTAAATGAAGTCTTTGTTGAGAATGGGTTGAATTCAAAACATCTTGACGGAACAATGAAATATGAAGATAGGGAAGCTATATTAGAATGGTTTGCAAAAACAGATGATGCTATACTTCAGAATATTGGAGTCTTGACAACAGGTTTCGATGAACCGTCTATTAGAAATGTAATTGTAAATAGAGCAACTACCAGTCTTCCATTATGGCTGCAAATGACAGGCAGGGGAGGTAGAATATATCCAGGTAAAAACACATTTAATATAGTTGATCTTGGTGGCAATGCATTGGCACATGGAGATTGGTCTTCATCTATAGATTGGGAGGATTATTTTTATAATCCAAAATCAAAAAAAAATGCTTCTGGAGTAGCTCCAGTCAAAGAGTGTAAATTGTGTGGACACATAAATCATTTGTCAGCAAAGTTTTGTAAAAACGAAAAATGTGACTTTGAATTCAAAGTGAAAAAGCCTAAATTTGATGCCCTTTATCCAGAATTTGAGAAAATAGTTGAAGCTATAGATTCAGATAAACTGACTTACATTGCTAAAGCTAGAAATATTAATGAGTATTCTGTTGTATATAGAATAATGGATGAGGTATTAAGGCAATCACAAAGCACATTTACAGATATTGAAGGAAAAATTAATTATAATGCAGTATATGAAACATTTTACTTAAAAGCATCTAATTGGTACAAGAAGCACATATTAAAGCCTGAAAATAAGATATATAGCAGAAGAAGAAAAGAATGGCTTAGAGGATGGACAAAAAAAATATTTAAAAATGAAATATCAAAAATTATAGCATGATAGATAATACTAAATTTTATAAAAATGTAAGAGATGTAAATGGAGGCACAGTTGCTACAATTGAAGATATTTTGCAAAAAATAAAGTTAGGTTTTTGGCATGAAGAGATTAACTTTTTGAGAAATGCCCCACATGATAAAAAAGAATCTATTAAAAAAAATCTCCCATTATTTACTCCACATGGAATATTTGAAGGAAGAAAAGATAGTGGGGAAATAATAAGAAGTGGATTTTTGTTAATTGATATTGATCATGTAAGTGATTTGGCTGAGACTTTTCAGAACCTAATATCAGATCCATATGTTTATTCATGTTTTGTTTCATGCTCAGGTGATGGTTTGGCAGTATTATTTAATATTGAGAAAAATATGGCCAACTTTTCAGATATGTATGATGCTATTGTAAATTATTTGCACAAAACATACGGAATTATTACAGATCAGTCAGGAAGAAACTTGAGTAGAGCAAGGTTTGTTTCCTATGATCCAAATTTATACATTAATAAAAATGCAAGGCAATGGGTGAAGTCTCTTCCGAAGAAGTCTAAAAAGAAAATCAGTAACTTTTCTAATCAAAGTCAGAAAAAGTTGCCATTTGTTGAATCTTCATTTCATGATTCAATAAGATACATTGAAGACAATAGTGTGAATATTTGTGATTCTTATGAAATTTGGATTAGAGTTGGATTTGCTTTAATTGACCATTTTGGTGAAGATGGGCGAGAATACTTTCATCGTATATCAATGCAATCTGAAAAATATGATTATGATGACTGTGACCGAAAGTATAATCAATTGCTGAAATCAAATGGGAGTGGAATTTCAATCGGTTCTTTAATTTACTATTTCCTTGAATATGATGTTCCTATTTATAACAAAGATGACCAGCCAATTGTAACTGAGGTATCGAAATTAAAAAAAAGAAACAAGTCTTTAAGTGAGATTAAAAAAGAATTAGTTTCTGAAAATTTGATTGCGGAAGATGATGAAAGAGTAGATAGTATATTTAACCAGGTCGATGAATCTACTCCAATTGGAGGGCTGAGTGACTTGGAAGTGATTAATGATATAATTAGAAAGAAGTTTGACTTAGCTAAGAATACAATTACTAATAGATATATGATATTTGATAAAAGTATTGGCTATTACAGGTATCTGAAAGATGAGGATTGGAATGATATTTACATTTATGTTAGCACAAAAAAGGAAAAAGTTGGAATCAACGATGTTATATCTGTTGTCAAGAGTAATAAAACAAGATCTTTTAATCCAATCAAAGAGTATTTAGATAAGTTAGAAGACACGAAAGAACTAAAGACAGGATTAATAGATAGGCTATCAGATTGTATTGTGTCTTCTCAAGGGTTAGATGGAGATTTGAGAAGAAAGTATGTAAAAAAGTGGTTTTTGAATATTGTAGCTTCAGCATTTGGTGAAGTGCCGGAACTGCTATTAATTCTTGTCGGCAAGAAACAAGGTACAGGTAAAACATATTTCTTTAGAAATTTACTTCCAACAAGTTTAGAAGAATATACAAGTGAACATAATTTAGACTTCAAGAATGAAAATCAAGCTGGGGAAACAATGTGTGAGAACATTCTTGTATTAAATGATGAATGGAGCGGCAAAACAAGAAAGCAAGTTGATGTTATGAAGCAGATTATAAGTAAGCGAATTTTTAAATACAGAAAAGCTTATGCAAGAGAAGTTTCTACTATGATAAGGAGCGCAGTATTATGTGGCACAACTAATGATGAAAATATATTGATTGATGAGTCCGGGAATAGGCGAATAATACCTATACAGGTTGAAAGTATAGATTGGAATTTGTATAACTCAATAGATAAGGAATTACTTCTATTAGAAGCGTTAAAATGCTATAAAGATGGGGATAGCTATCAAGTGCTATCAGATGAAATTGATGAGCTTAAATTTCACAATGAATTTGCTGAAGGCCAGACGGATAATTGGGCGTATGAAGAGCTAATTTTAGAACATTTTGAACCCTGCGATAGGTTTGATCCCGAGGCAGAATTTATGAATGGGACAATGGTTTGTGAATATATTAATGGGATTTCTAACTTAAAAATAGATCCGTTCAGGACAAAAATGAGGACTATTTTGACCAAGATATGCAAAAATGGAGAGGATAGAATGCTAGTTGGGGAACAAAGAAAGAGGGGATTTTGGCTCAAGAAGAAAATAAAAAATGATTTTCTACCACCTCTGGGAGTAAATTTTAAAGACAAATTTATATGATTTAATTTTTAAGTTTAATTAAAGCAGTCATCGTAAAAAATGGCTGCTTTTTTTATTTTGCTGATTATCAATTATTTATGTTTTTATGTGACCAAGTGTGACCAAGTGTTTTTGAAAAAATATATATAACTTGGTCAGCTTGTAAGTTGTTGAATATCAATACATTATACATTATGTGACCAAGTGTGACCAAGTGTGTACCAAGTATAAATATGGGCATAACACACTGATACACAACGTATTGCACACATATTGTGCATAAATATATATTTTATTTCTTAGTAAACTATATTTCAAGAAAAAACTTTTTGTAAAAACTTTTTTTTTCGTCACGTAGAGTTACAAGAAAAAAAGCGTTTTGACCATGGTCAGCTTGGTCACTTGGTCACAAATATATTTTTTAATAAAAAGTGGATATTTTGGCATATTGTTAAAAATTAATATATTTGGGCTTAGTTTGATTTTATAAGTTTTAGGTTTAATTGTTAAGAATTGTTAAGAGGGAAGTTATTTATAGCTTCTCTCTTTTTTTGATATGAATGAGAATAAATTACAAGCAAAATGTTTTCAATGGTTTTGGAATAATTTCCCCGGTCTAAGAAGAACATTATGGGCAGTACCAAATGGCGGCAAAAGGGATAAAAGAGAGGCAATGACATTGAAGGCTACAGGCGTGATTTCAGGGGTTCACGATCTTCATTTTATTTACAATAATAGATTTTATACTTTTGAGCTGAAAGTAGGAAACAACAAATTTTCAGAAAATCAGTTAAAATATATGGAAGCTATTGAAAATCAAGGAGCAATGTCATTTGAAATTCGTAACTTTGACCAATTCAGGGAAATAATAACAAAAATAATAGGGAATGGCATTTAGTATTTTCGATATTTTTAAAACTAATAAAGTTAAACCTAAGAGTAGTGCGCCAAATATTCTTAGTGGAACAACTTTGTCTAATTTGACAACAATAAGCACCCAAGAGGGTGTTATGTCTATTTCTGCTGCATTTAGATGTGTAAATGTTATAGCAGAAACTATTGCTCAGTTAAATGGAGATATTTATTTTAAAAGTGGCAATTTTAAGGAAGTAAAACCAGATCATCCTCTTTATTATCTTTTATTTCATAGGCCATCTGTTAATGTGTCTTCTTTTGTTTTTAGAAGACAATTGGTGTATAATTACTTAATGCTTGGTAATGGATATGCTGTAATAAAAAGAGATAATGACATGAATATTGTGGCTCTTGAATTAGTCAAAGAGATGGATATATTTATGTCTGAGGATAAGCAGGTTAAGATTTATGTAGATAAAAAAACTCAAAACAAATACGATTCAAGTGAAGTAATACATTTGGCTGATATTGGATATGATGAAATCAAAGGAGAGTCAAGAATAACGAAGCACAAAGAGACATTCGGGAAGAGTAAAGCTTCAGCGAAACTTGCCAATAAGCTATACTCTAATGGCTTATACATTGGAGGAACAATTCAGTATCCTGAAAATATTCAGTTGACCGAAACTGAAGCAGATGAGCTGTCTTCTAGAATTGAGGAAAAATATGGGTCTGTCGATAATGCTGGAAGAGTTTTGGTGTTAGATTCAGGAGGTAAATTTGATCAACATACAAACATGATGTCTCTTTCTGATGCAGAATATATACTCGGAGAGCATTTGACAATAGAAGATATTTGTAGAATATTTGGTGTTCCTCCATTTAAGGTTTTTCATTTTAATAAAATGACTTATGATAACATGGAAGCTATGAAGGTGGATTTCGTAGAATCTTGCATTTTACCGATTGTAGTACAACTTGAACAAGAGTTGAATTATAAACTTTTCTCCTTAAAAGAAATAAAGAAAGGTTATTCAATTAAACATGATATAAAGTCTATATTGAGAGCAGATGTTAGGGCGCAAGCTGATTACCTAAAATCCACATTTTCAATCGGTAAATATACTATAAATGAAATGAGAGCAATGGATGACCAAATGCCTGTTGAGGGTGGAGATACTCCATTTATTCAGGTCAACAATTATATGCCTTTGGGAATGGTTGAAGAATATGCTCAAGCTATGATAGATAGCAAAAAATCAAATATGTATATAAAAAATAATGAGGAAGAAGAATAATTTTTAAAAAAAAAGAAAATAATTATATATTTGTAAAAAATTTAATATGATAGTCAGCAGAAGTTCAAATTTAGTGTTGGATAGAAATCAATCAAATGATGAATATCATGTTTTTTTAGTTTCTGACGAATCAATAGATTCTCATGGAACTGTTTTCCGTTTGGAAGGATGGGAATTTTCTCAATATATAAATAATCCTGTGGTTACCTATGGGCATCCAGGCATTGATTCTACTGATGATACAGATATAATTGGCAGAAGTGAATTGTTTCGAAGAGATGGAAAGATTTATGCTAAATTGTATTATGATATGGAGTCTGAAAAAGCAGTTAGGATTAAATCAAAGGTGGAGCGAGGTTTTTTAAATATGTGTTCAATACGGGCTTCAGTAAAAGATGGAGATTGGGGAGACGCAGAAAGAGGAGAAGATGAGAATGTTTTATATTTCAAAAGACAAGAACTAATAGACTGGGGAATAGTGATGCATGGTTCTAATAGAAATGCACAAGCGCAAAGGTCTGAAGACATAGCAAGGGCTTTAAATATTGAAAGAGATTCTGAAAATCCAAAAAAAGTTGAGAATAAAGGAAACGACATTCATAAAGAACTATTAGAGCTTGCTAAAAATATTTTATCATAGATTAATTAATTGGAAATGAATAAGAATAAGATTCAGATACAGTCTGACTTAGCTGCAATTAGGTCAAAAATAGAGGAACTTGTTCCTTTTGTTGAAAATGGAACTGCTAATGATGAGCAGGTTACTGAATTAAGAAACAAAACCGATGAAGCTTATAAACTTCAAGAGTCTTTAGATGTTATTGAGAAGGCATCTAATATAATTTTGCGAGGTAAGGCTACAGGTGTAAAAAAAGAAACTCCTGAGGATAAGCTTGCTAAGAGATTCAGTATAACTGAGACTATTAGAGGTATTAAGAATGGTAAACACAAGATGGAAGGAGCGATGGCTGAAGTACATCAAGAAGCAATTAACGAAGCAAGGAATGCTCAAGTTTCTTTGCAAGGTTTTGGTTTGCCTTCTTTCATTACACAAAGAGCTGCCGGTGTTGATGCTACTGTTCCTGCAACTGCTGCTGATTTGATTGAAACATCTCTTGGATCATTTACTGATGCTTTGAGACCAAGGCTGATGATGGAACAACTTGGAGTAACTGTTCTTGGAAATCTTAGAGGCAATGTAACTCTTCCTGCTGGTGATGCAATTACAACTGCTTCTTTTTATACTGAACAAGCTGAAGCTTCTGCGAGTGATCCAAGCGTAAAAACAGTAACTCTTTCTCCGAAAAGACTTGCAACTTGGTCAAGTTCTACTCTTCAATTAGAAGCTCAAGCTTCTGTAGATGTTGATAATTGGTTGTTGAGAAACATTTTGTATGCAGAAGCAAATAAAGTAGAATCAACTGCAATCCTGGGAGGAGGCGCAAACGAGTTTGACGGAATTTTGTCTTTAACAGGTACAAATGAAATTGAACTTGGGCCAGATGGCAATACAGGAGCTAATGTAACAAGAGCTAATTTATTGGCAATGGAAACGGAAGTTGAAGATGCAAATGCTGATGTTGAAAGAATGGGATTTTTGACAACAAATGGCATGAAGGCATTTTTAAAGAATTTAGCGGAAAATGGTGATGGATCTCAATTTGTATGGAGAGAAAATAACGAAGTTCTTGGATACCAAGCAATGAGAAGTTCTCTTGTTCCAACAAATTTAGTAAAAGGAACTTCTAATGCAATTCATCATGCAATCATTTTTGGTTCTTTCAGAAACTACATAATAGGAAACTGGGGGGTTAGAGATTTGGTTGTTGATGAAGTTTCAATGAAAAAGTTTGGCATTACGGAAGTGATTATGAATTCATTCTGGGATGGAGTTTGTGTTCATCCAAAACATTTTAGTGTTATTAAAACTGCTACTGTTTAGTAAATAATACTTGGAGCAATCATAATAATGAAAGGAGGAGCATATAAACTCCTCCTTTTTTTTTAAAAAAAAATCAAAAAAGTTACAATATTTCTATTATGAAAAATAATGAAGAAAATAAAAAAACATCTAATAAACAAGCTGCGAAGAGGACTGTTAAGAGTCAAGCTAAAAAAGAAACAGGAAAAATAAAAGTAAGATTAGTAAAAACTGCTTGTTCTTCAGAATTTAGACTTGCAAATAAAATAGGTTCTGAGATATTTTTAGATAAAGAATTTGCTGAAAGGCTAATAGCAAGTGGGAAAGCAGAACAATTAAAGTAATGAAAATAAATAATACAGGATCTTTACCTAATGGTTGGAAAGAATTATTAGAAAAGAATCTTAGACTTCCTGCAAATTATAGTGATGATTTAATTAATCATTGTTTAGAATCCGCAATATCTTATGTAGAGAAGCATTTAAAAATTGCAATTGTAAATAAGAATGTAGTTGAAACATTCGTAAGAAATCAGAAATCATTTTATTTAACTTTTGTCCCTACTTCTGTAAGTTCTCTGAAGATAAACAATGAAGTTCAAGTTGCTGATGAAGATTATACTTTGTATTCAAATGGATTTCCTTCTTTCATTAGATTAGAAAAAACATTTTATGCTGATGATATTTTGGAAATTGATTATCATGTTTCAGCAAGTGGAAATGTAAATAGTGAAGTTAAAAATGCGGTTATTATGTTAGCAAGTCTGTATTTTAACAATCCTGAAGGAATTCCACATTTAGATTTGAAAAGAATCAATATACATTTGAAGTCAATAAAATAAAAACTCAAAAAAGTTATAATGAAGAATATTCTTTATACAAGAAGAAAGTATGAGAAAATAAATCCTGGATCATTTGATGTAAAAGCTACAATTCTTATTTATTCTACAATAACAAATGATTTAGGCGAAGAAGAATCTATTTTTACAGAAGGAGAAGAAATATTTTGTCTTTATGATACTTTAAATTCTGCAATTGAGACTCAAGATAGAACAGATTTTAATGAATTTATGTTTGAAAAAGGAGTTTTAATAACTTGGCTGAATGATAATTTGCTTGACACAAAAAATCGTGTAAGAATTGATGGAAATGATTATGATATAATTGATGGAACAAAAGCATTTTCAAGAAACAGATTTGTCAGATGTTTGCTAACACTTGTGAAGTAGGGCTATCAATAATTCAATTTTGATAGATAAAAACCCAAAAAAGTTAAAGAAAAAAAAATATGTCACAATATACAAATGGATTAATTGTAAAACTTGACACAAAAGATTTTCAGCGAATGCTTGAAGAACTAGAACAAATTGGTTTTCCTCGAGAAAGAAAAGCTATTTTAAGAAATGCAGCGAGAAAACTTGTTCCTTACATAAAAAGAGGAACTCCAAAAGATTCAGGTTTGCTTAAAAAATCTGTAAAAGCAAAAACTTGGAGCAAAAGTAGAGACTATTTTGTAGTTTATGACAATAAAAATCTAAAATCTTCAGTAAAGTCTTTTTATGCTTATTTTCAAGATCAAGGATTTAATGCTTGGGGAAAAACTTGGATTGATGTTCACAAAGGTTTCTATAAAAAAGCATTTCAGTCAGGAGAAAGCGAAGCTACAAAAGTTTTGGAAAGAGAAGTTTTTAAATATTTCAACAATTACGGCTCATAGAGATTTAGAAAAAAATCTCAAAAATCAACGAAGCCAAAAAAGATGATGAAAAAATTTTTAATGAAGCACTTTTTTTCTATGAGAGGTGCGCGTACTGTCAGCCATCCTCCAGCCAGTTATGAGCATCTACCACAAATATGGTAGATGTAATATGTACAAAAATTTAAATATATAACTCCTTGATAGTCAGCAATTTCTATTTTAAATGTTAAAATTTTGTTAAAATAAATTAGTTATAAAAAAATATTAGTTTTAATCATAGGGCACAGGATTCAATCCTGGCGCTCAGAATTTAATCATAGGGCACAGGATCCAATCCTGGCGCTCAGAATTTAATCATAGGGCACAGGATTCAATCCTGGCGCTCAGAATTTAATCATAGGGCACAGGATTCAATCCTGGCGCTCAGAATT